AACATTTAGCCAGACCGCTAATGGTCAGGAAATGATTATATGGAAATAACAAATAAATACAGTTATGACTTCAGCAACCTCTAAAAAAATAGCATATATTGCGGCATCACAGTTCAAAGAATCTTTCTATGAACCATCACCTACTGTCGGTTATGTATTTCTTGGTAACCATTTGCCTTACACAAATGAGAATATTCCATCAGCAATCATAGATTCTATTGCTGATGAGAAAAATTCTTGGGACAACATGATTGCTGCCAAAAAAATTACTGGTAATGATGTTGAGTTTGTTATTCCGAGAGTCGGTTGGACATCAAGTACAAAGTATAAACAATATGATGATGTTGTTTCCTTTGATGAATTACTGACAGGCAATACCTCATTGAATGTTAAACCGATGTATGTAATGACTTCAAGAAGAGATGTTTATAAGTGTTTATCGAATAATGCTTCCGCAAATTCTACAGTAGAACCATCTGGCGACTATACATCTTCAAACGGTAACATCGCAACATCCGATGGTTATATTTGGAAGTATATGTTCAACGTGAAACCATCAAATAAATTCTTGACGAATACATGGATTCCTGTACCCACCTCCACAGCGCAACTTGATTATAGCGTTAGTCCAATTGGTGTTGTTGATGGTGAACTTTCTACAATTGTTGTAACAAATTCTGGTTCTAATTATTACGAGAATAATGTATCAGTCACGTTATTGTTTACTGCAGGTTGTACAATATTGACTCTGGCAAATACAACCAACGTGGCAGCAAACATGTCCATAACAGGAGTTGGTATTGCGCCAGCCACACATATCTCTTCGATTGATGTTCCTAACAATAGAATCACACTATCCACGACAACAACTTCCGCAGGTGGTGGTGGTACAACGGCAAATCAATTATCATTGGCAACTAGAATTTATGTTGATGGTGATGGCACAAGTATAACAGCAACTCCTGTTGTGAATGCTGCTGGCTATGTGACAAAAGTAACAGTTTCAACAATTGGAATTGGATACTCACGTGCTAATGCTTTCGTTTACGGCACAGGGTCCAATGCCACTCTTCGTTGCATTCTTGGTCCAAAATATGGTCATGCACAAAATTCAGCAAAAGAACTTGGTGCAAACAATGTTATGGTTGCAGTAAAAATTGGTGAAATTGATTCGTCAGAAAATGGAAAGATATCTGCAAATACCACATTTAGACAATACGGTGTCTTTGTAGATCCTCATAAATATGGAAGTGCGGCAGTAGTATCTCAAGCAAATGCTAACTCGGTTGTAGCATTTACTACAGACATTTCGGTTGAGGGTACTACGCCCCCATATTCATTAGATGAATTTGTTTATCAAGGAACATCTCCAGCAACTGCAAGTGCATATGGATTTGTTGTTGATCAAACTTCAAGCATAATTAAATTAACTAATGTAAAAGGTTCGTTTTTAACAGGTTTTTCATTAGTTGGAGCAACATCAGGCACAAGTCGTTTGGTTGTTGGTTTAGGATCACCAGAATTTCAACCATACTCGGGCGATATTCTTTATACAGAAAATGCAGTCAAGACCACTAGAGCAGATGGTCAAGCAGAAAACATCAGACTTATTGTTAGATTCTAAAGGTTAATAAATGGCACTAAACACAAATTTTAATGTTGATCCGTACTATGATGATTTTGATGATAATAAAGATTTTAATCGTATTCTGTTCAAACCAGGATACGCTGTACAGTCCCGTGAATTAACTCAATCTCAAACAATACTACAAAACCAAATCAAAAAATTTGGCGACCACATATTTCAATCCGGTTCAATTGTAACTGGCGGTCAAATAACAATTCAAAATACTGCATATGTTAACCTGACTTCAACATATTCTGGTAATGATATTACTGCTGCTAATTTTGATAAACAATACATTACTGATTTAACAGGAACAAAAAAAGCATATGTTCTGAGAGCATATGACTCAGACCCCGCCGCTAATGAACCAATAACTCTCATTATTAATTCGATGTATGGTGGCGATTTTACTGCCAGCGAAACTATTATTACGGCAAATACGACAACAAATGCCATTAATTATTATGCGAATACTGCATCGAGTAATCCAACTGGTAATTCGAAAACATTCTCAATTAACACTGGCGTTTTTTACTATGAAGGTTTCTTTGTAAAAAATCAACCTCAATCGGTTGCTATTTCCAAATATGATCGTGCAAATTCAACAGCGTTAATAGGTTTTGAAGTAACGGAAGATATTGTTGACTATACTCAAGATACCTCACTACTTGATCCCGCACAATCAGCATCTAATTTTCAAGCACCTGGTGCGGACCGTTATAAAATTACTTTGACCTTGTCAACACGTGCTATTAATAGCACAGACCTTTCACAGTTCATTCAATTGTCTGAGTTTCAAGATGGGCTTCAAAAGAGAGTTATTCAAACTCCAATTTATGGACCTCTTGGTGATGAATTGGCTCGCCGCACGTTTGATGAATCTGGAGATTATATTGTAAGGCCTTTTGACATTGTAATGACAGATAATTCATCAAATACAGCATTTGCAAATGTTACACTGAGCCCTGGTAAAGCATATGTTAAAGGATATGAGTTTGGCACTATAGCACCAACAACTATTGTTATTCCAAAACCAAGAACCGTAATCAATGTAAACAATCAGCGTATCAGTGCTGATTATGGTCATTTTGTTTATGCAAATTCGTTTTTTGGTACTTTTGCCACAAATCAAATTGCCAACGTTGATATCTTTTGCGTAGACGCTGGTCAGTTAGTAAACTATGCAGGTAATACTTCTTTCCTTGCCAATCTTAAAATTGGCACTGCAAAAATTAAAACAATTAAGTTTGATGCATCCGCAAATACATTAGATTCTAACACGTACATCTATAAAACATTTATATCTGATGTAAATACTCGTTCAATTATCAATCTGACTGATCCCACTGGTGCTAATGGTTACTTCATTAATGCTGCTGGTAATACAACAACTTTTACTTTACCTACTGGCTTTTCTGGCAATAATGATTGTTATGTTGGCGCAAGAATTCGTATGGTTGGTGGTAATGGTTCATTCGATACTGCAAGAACTATCAAATTCTATGAAGGATCAACTCGTAATGTAACAGTTGATCGTGCGTTCTCACAACCTATCGGTTCAAATAGTGGAGCATATAATTTAGCGACCACTCCATTTTTTCCATCGAATAGTAAATTTATAATTGACTTCGATATTGGTCAAGCAGAATCATTTGCAGTTTTTGATGGTACAACAAGAAAGGCAACTGCAAACGTTCATCCATATTCTAAACGTCAAGTAACAACTTCTGGCGGCGTAATACACTATCCGGTATTTATTTCTGAAACTGAATCTGAACCCCTACTATTTAAAGTTGGTGAAGATGATGTTGCACAAAATACGATTGTTGATTTTAGTTATTCTTATTCGAGATTGTATCAAGGTATTTCTTTTAGTGCCGCTGGACTATCTACATCGTTGTCCGTTGGTATAGGTGAATCTTTAATACCTGCATCAACCACAACTGCATTACAAGAAAATTATATGATTGTTGTGACATCTGGCAATGCCACATATCCTACAGGTTCAATTGTTCCCGCAACAGGCATTGTGAGTGTAAGTACATCAACTCGTCAAATTGATCTTGGTACTCCCGGTGCTAGTATAACAGCAAACGTTTATGCTGCAATTAGCAGTTCAAATCCAACATCGAAAACTAAAACATTTATTTCAGCGAATGTTGTTTTAGTTGATCCTGCTGTAGGTGGCACGAATAATATTTTTGGTGCTGGTAATACTTCGGTTTATGTTGCAGCACTTGATGGTCAAACAGCAATTACCAGCAACACAATTTTGGTAAGAACACCTAGTGTTCCACAATCATTGTTTGTTTCTGATGTACATTCTATCAATGCTATTTTTGACTTCCAAGGTCAAACAATCAGTACAGCGAACTACAATGCATTAGATAAATCCGCATCGTCAGTATATAATGTAACTTCACGCTATGTTCTTTCTACTGGACAAAAAGATTCTTTTTATGATCATGGCTCAATTCGTTTGAAGTCGGGTCAAACACCACCAACTGGTCCATTATTGATTCGTTACAATCGTTTCAAATCATCTGGTTCTGGTTATTTTGATGTTGATTCATACACACGTTTAGGCCCAGGTAATTTAGCATATGAAAATATTCCTTTATTCTCTACAGAACAAGGTGTTTCATATGCATTGGGAGATTACCTCGATTTCCGTGCTGTTCGCAGAGATGCTACAGATGCATTTTCAGCAAACAACTCTGTGTTTGATGTTGAAGAAGCGGGTGCTGGTCCTAAATTCCCATTAGTGGGTAGTGCAATTATTACTGATTATAGTTATTATCTGCCTCGTATAGATAGGGTTGTTTTGAATAAAATAGGTACGTTTGAGGTTATTCAAGGTGTTCCCTCAAGAACTCCTGTTGCGCCTGTACAACCAGATGAAGCGATGAGTTTATATGTTTTAAGTTATCCTGCTTATCTTGGCTTTGCATCATCAACAAGTATTCAAACATTTAAGAACAAACGTTATACAATGAAAGATATTGGTGCGTTAGAAAAACGTATTGAAAATCTGGAATATTATACATCTCTTTCATTGTTAGAACAAGCAACAGTTAATAAACAAGATTTAACAACATTAGATTCTACTGGCCTACCACGATATAAAAATGGCGTAATGGTGGATTCATTCATTGATAAAACAGTGGCAAATTTTACTGCCCGTGACTTCAATGCTTCTATTGATGTAGTTAATAATCTTTGTCGAGGTTCTTATAATCTAACTTCAGCAAAAATATTTTCCAATAGTAGTTCTTTCGACACTGGTATCGAATATAATGGTCCACTATTAACGCTGAGTGCAACAAATCAAACATTTCTTACACAGAATCTAGCATCAAAATCTGTTAATGTTAATCCATTTGACGTTATCAATTATGTTGGTTCAGTCAAACTTGATCCTCCGTCGGATGTTTGGACATCGGATACTAGAATTGAAGCACAAAATATTGATTTGACTGGTGGTGATGCTGCACGTGATGCATGGTCATCAATACAAAGTACATCTTGGGGTTCTTGGCAAACAACATGGACAGGTGTAGATTCTACAGCAATTGGTGGCACAAGAACAACAGCATCATCTTCCAGAGTGGGATTAAGGGTAGCAACTACTACAACTACAACACAAGATTTCCTAGAAACTAGAACGATAAATGAAACTCGTACAGGAATTTTGTCGCAAATTGTACCACAACAACTTACCAAATCGTTAGGTGACCGTGTTGTTGATGTGACGATTGTACAGTTCATGCGTAATATCAACATTCTTGCTGTTGGTTCTGGATTTAAACCATCAACAACTTTGTACGCATTCTTTGATAATGTTAATGTTGACAAATATGTTTATCGTGCAAACATGATCAAATTTGCTAACAATAATCTCGATTATCAAACTACAATTAGTGATCCTGAAGATGTAGCATTCTATGATGTTGCTACAGGTTCGTTAATGGGTTCGGGTGTGGTAGTATTGTCTGCAAATAATCATGCATTCTTTACCAATATTATTCCTAGTTCAGCATATGGTTCATGGTTAACTGCTACAAGTGGTATTCGTGTGGTTGGTGCAATTTCTGGTGAAACTAACATTACCTCAACATGGGATCACTATTCAGGTGAGGCGATCAGTGCAACTGCTTCCACAATAGTGTTAGATTTTCATGCTGGTGGTGCATCAAATACTTCCGACTATGTTGGACAAACAATTCGTATTATTGGTGGTACTGGTTCTGGAACATCGGCAGTTATTTCTGGTTATGCTCCCTCAACCCGCACTGTGTCAATTACTGGCACATGGACAACGACACCCGATGGAACATCATCATATTCTATTGGAACATTAACGTCATCGGAAGAAGGTGCTACTGCAGGTATATTCTCCGCTCCTACGGATACTTTCCGTACAGGTGAAAAACTTTTCCGCTTGATAGATGACTCTTCAGGTACAGTTGAACGTTCAACAACAAATGGTGATGCTTCATTCTTCTCACAAGGATTAATTCAAACTAAACAGGAAACATCCGTTTCAGTGTTCGTTCCTGGTGTGGTAAGAAGTGAAGTGTCTGAAAGTAGAACATCGACCTCATCATCAATTCGTAGTGCTTCACAAACTTCAATTAGATATCATGACCCGCTTGCAGAAACATTCTTGATCAACTCAGATCAATTCCCACAGGGTATTATGTTGTCAAGTGTTCGTGTTTGTTTTAAAACTAAAGATGTATCTGCTCCAGTTCAACTACAGGTTCGCCCAGTGATTAATGGATATCCATCTTCTTCTACAGTATATCCGTATGCTGATGTCGTGTTGACTCCAGATAAAGTAAAAACGTCCACGATTCCAAATATTGAAGATCCAAATAAGTATACCGAATTTAAGTTTGATGTGCCAGTCTATTTGTTGCCCGGCGAACATTGTATAGTTCTATTATCCAATAGTATCGGATATGAGACATTTGTTGCCGAAAAGGATCAAATCAACTTAGCATCTTCCACAAAAATTTCAAAACAAGCATATACAGGATCTTTCTTTGAGTCTCAGAATGGATCAACTTGGTCAGCAGATCAAAATATTGACATGATGTTTAGTCTCCAGAAAAAAGTATTTTCTGGTAGTCTTGGCTTTGCTCATTTTGAAACTGATATATCGTACAGAAATGCAAATGCTGTATATGATTTGATGCAGGTTATGTCAACTGATGTTGTATTGTCGAATACTTCAATCAATTATGAATTTGTTTCACAACAAGATGGAACTGGAACAGCACATGGATTTTTACCTGTTGTGCCCAACAGCGATTATAAAATGGTAGATGGATTCGGTCGCCGTGTTCTAAGTACGATATCTGGTAACGCCACATTTATTTTAAGAACTACACTACAAAGTAGTAATCCCGATATTTCTCCAATGATTGATATTACTCGTCTGAATCTTTTAGCAATCGAAAATAAGATTAACAATTTAGGACTTTCAAATTCTGATATCGTTGTAGCAAATGTTGGACAGAACATGCAAGATGGTATCTATTCATTAAGTTTATCTGGTGGTGGTGGTTCAGGAGCAACGGCAAGTGCAAACGTTGTTGGTGGTCGATTGAGTCGTGCTTGGATAGTTTCTTCAGGTTCTGGATACACAACTTCGCCAACAATCAATTTATTCGCATCTTTATGCACATCAGTTTCTGGTGGGTCACCATATTCTGGTGGTCTTACTGTAGGAACTTCAGCAAACGGTGCGTCTATTACTATTACTGGTGAAGATAAAAAAGAAGGTGGACCCGCAAATATTCGTTATTTAACTCGTAAAGTTCAGTTAGCATCAGGATTTATTTCAGGCGATCTTCGTGTTTATTTACTTGCATATCAACCTGCACTGTCTAGCATAAATGTATATGGGAAGTTTTTGTCACCAGGCGATAATGAACCTTTTGAAGATAAAAATTTTAACTTGTTGACTTTAATCAATAATAATAATTTTGTTTCTTCAGACGAAAATGATTACCGTGAATTAACTTTTGCGCCAGGAACTGCTGGTGTTGTATCGAATCAAATCGTATATACAAACGCTGCTGGCACACAGACTTTTACAGACTTTGCCACATTTGCAGTTAAAGTGGTAATGGCTGGTGAGAGCACAGTTGATGTTCCTAAAATCAAAGATTTGCGTATCATTGCTTTACCTGACGGCCTATAAGGAGAATAAATGTTTGTTCGTATAGAGGAAGAAAAGCATCTGGTTCGTGATACGACCAATAGAGCAATTCTAAATACTGATCGTGCAGGTCTTGAAAATTATTTAGCGCAGCGTCAGTTAGCAAAACAAAGATTGGCTGAACAGGAAGAAATGAAAAACAAAGTAAATAAACTAGAAGAAGATATCACGGACATCAAAGGTATGCTCCGTGAACTTGTACAGATGAAAGCACCAAATGGCAATTAATCAATTAAATACATCGAACACCTTTTCGGAGTGGATAACAACCACTTCATATTTGGTGGCAGTTGCTAACAATCTGACTGATGGCGTAAATACATTTCCATTTATTGCTAACAGTCAGATTGATATTAGTGGTGTAAATGCTAGTTTAAATGTTCGTAATAGTGGTGACATAAATCAACTATACGCAAATGCTGCGAATGTTATTATCGCAAATGTTTCGGGTGATTTGTTCTCAGGTAATCTAGCGGTTACTGGTACTTTTACTGGCGCACCAAACAATGCAATTTATAGTACGATTACTGCTGCGATTGATGCGAGTATCGCATTCTCAATTGTACTTGGTTAATAAATAATTTTACAAAACAGAGGATTTAATGGCTAATACGTTTAAGAATAGCACTCTCAAGGCTGCTGGAGTTTCAGCACAGAATGCTTATGTTGCTGGTGCAGGTGTTTCAGCAACAATTATTGGCATGTCGATTGCTAATATGATCACCACACCTATCACTGCTAGTGTTATTATAAGTGGTGGAACAATTACTGGCAACGTGTTTTTAGTTAAAGATGCAACAATTGCTCCTGGCGGTTCATTAGTTCCTATTGGTGGAGATCAGAAATTGGTATTAGAAGCGGGCGACTATCTACAGGTAAATACTTCTGTAGCATCTTCTGCTGATGTTATCACTTCGATTCTGGAGATCATCTAATGTCCTATCTTGGCAATTCACCTGAATTAAATACTTTTACACTTGGCGTTGAAAAGTTCAACGGTTCTGGTGCTTGTACCACATTCACACTAACAAGAGATATTGATGATCCGAACTATCTTGAAGTTGTTGTTGGTGGTGTACAACAAACTCCAAATGATGCGTATGCCGTTACTAATGGTGTGTTGACATTTACAACACCTCCAGGATTAGGAACAAACAATGTAGTTGTGATTTACCGTACAGGCACAACGATTGCATTTAATCAGATTTCAGCATCACAAATATTAGCAAACTCTGTAACATCGACTGCTATGGCCCCAAATGCAGTAATAAATTCAAAGATATCCCCAAATGCAATTACTGGTGATAAACTTGCTGATGGTATTATTGCAACGAATAATATGGTAGTTCAGAGTATTACAGGAAATTTAATTGGCCTTGGAGCCATTACTGGTAACAACTTTGCATCAAATCTGACAATTTCAACCGCACTTGTTGTCGAAACAATCAATGTTATTACTACTGGAATTAGTGGAAATTATACTCTACATTTAGCAAACAGTGCAGTATACCACACAATTGCAAATGCTACTAGCAATATCACTTTTAACATGATTGCGAATAGTACGCACACATTGAATGAAATGTTAAAAATCGGTCAATCAGTTTCAACATCAGTTCTGCTCAAACTAGGTTCAACACGTTATCGTGCAAATATTCACATTGATGGTGTGTTACAAACCGCATATTGGGCAGGCAATACACAACCTTTGTATTTTTCTTCTGCATCACAAGCAATGACATATGATGCATACAATATTTCTATTATAAAAATAGCGGATTCACGATATACAGTATTTGCTGCTAACACTTTATACGGTCAAGCAAACGGACAAGGTATGAGCGCAATCAACAATGGATTTGGACCTGAACAATAATGCCAATTAGAGGATCAATTGCAAACTCACTGAAAGCCTATGGTGCTGATAGAAATAGTTTAATTTTTTATCATAAATACTGAGAAGTAATTTTTTTATAGGAGTAATTGAATGAATAATGAGCAAATTTCTTATGCACAATATTTACTTGGTAGTAATAACAAACTTGTATGTGGAATAGATACTGCAATTAAAGCATTACGGCCGACGGCAAAATATGATTTGGTGGCGCAGGGTGGACATTTTGAATTCACTCGTTGGGAAGATTCTTCAGGATCAACTCCACCAACAAAAAATCAAATTTTAAAAGAATTAGAATATCAAAATGAATTTGTTAAGCACTGGCAATATTTTTTAGATCGTGCAAGCAATTATCCAGATATTGTTGTATTAATTAATGATTTATGGGATGCTATGGATTCTCGTGAAATTCCAGGAAAAGGAACAAAGTTTTATAACTCGATTAAAAAAACGAATGAAGATTTTCCAAAACCTCTTGATGAACCACCAGTAAGACCGATACACGAATAATAGGAAAATAAATGGCATACATTGGCAATCAAGTAACATCAGTACCGTTCATTATAGACACGTTTAGTGGCACAGGTTCTGCAACAGTGTTTGGACAATTAGTTCGTGCGCCTGCTTCTGTGGCATCTATTGCCGTGTTCATTTCAGGTGTCTATAAAACTCCAGGTGTTGATTATACACTCAACGGTGATTTTATTACATTCACCACAGCACCTGCATCAGGTACAAACAACATCGTCATTCATCATATGGGTAACGGTTCAGCAACATCTGTACCTTCTGATGGTTCGGTTACTGGTGCAAAACTTGGTGCCAATACTGTTCGAGGTAATAACATTGTTGCAGGTCAAATTACTGGCAACCTTATTGGCATAAATGCAATTTCTGTTAATAATTTTTCTAGTGGTAGTGTTACTTCAAACGTTCTTGCTTCCAATCTTTCTATTTCATTAACCCGTGCATTAGAGTCTGCAAATATAAATTCTATTGTACCAAATGGACGTATAGACATTGATATTGCAAATAATGTTGTTTACTATTTCAATGCAAACAGTACAGCAAATATGACGTTTAATCTTCGTGCTAACACACGAAACACTTTTGATTCAGTAACTACAACAGGTCAATCTGTAACTGTTGCAATGATTGTGAAACATGGACTAACAAGACATACTGCTAACCTTTTTATTGATGGTACCCTGATTACTAGCGGTGCTGGTGGTGCTGGACCTAATTCTATTGTTTATATCGCTAATACAAAACCAAATTTTCAGTCTCTCACAAATCAAGAGACAAATATTTACGGTTACACTGTATTGAAAACTGCTGCAAATACTTATGCGGTGTTTGCATCAAACACACTTTTTGCTCTAGGATAAAATGCCTATTATTGGTTCATTAGGAAATGCCAGTGCTTCATCATATGGAATAGGAAGAAGTGTTGGGCCAAAACTTTTAAATGCCGCCTTTGTCGATTATTTGATTGTTGGTGGTGGCGGTGGCGGTGGATCAAATCGAAACGCTTTTGACGGTACTGGTTGCGGTGGTGGTGGTGCTGGCGGTTATAGAACTGGAACAGGATTAACCATAACGCTTGACGAAGTTTATAATATTGAGATCGGTGGTGGTGGCGCTGGTGGCCCATCTGGTGCTGGAGCAGCAGGTAGCAATGGTTCAAATACTGGAATATTTTCATCAGTGCCCACATCATCATTTTCCGCATTATTTTCATCTGGTGGTGGTGGTGGTGCGTTTACTGTTGGAAGGTCTGGTGGTTCTGGTGGCGGCGCTGGCTGCGGTAATGGTGCTACCAATCAATTTGGTGGATTAGGAAATATTGGAAATTATTCCCCATCCGAAGGTAATAATGGCGGCGCATCGAGAACAGGTAATCCAAATGCTGGTGCTGCAGGTGGCGGTGGTGGCGGTGGTGCTGGCGGTGCGGGTGCGTCTCCACCTAATGCTTCAGTTAATGGTGGAGCAGGTGGTGCTGGTCTATCAACATCAATATCAGGTACACCAACATTCTTTGCTGGTGGCGGTGGTGGTGGTGCGTTTGGTTTTTCACCCGATGCACCAGCACCCTATCCTGCAGGAACAATTGGTTCTGGTGGTTCCAGTATCGGTGGTAATGGTGGATTTGGTCCTTATCTCAATCACACTCAAGCGACTAATGGAACACCAAACACAGGCTCGGGTGGTGGTGGTGCTGGTGGGTTTTTTGGTGGAATTTCTTTTTCTGCTGGTAATGGAAGTGGAGGAGTTATTGTTATCCGTATTCCAAATATATACACGAATGCTGCAACAACAGGTATATACACCGAAGATGCTAATTATAGATATTTCAGGTTTAATTCATCAGGCACACTCAAGTTTGTAGTCTAAAGATTTGTTTGAAGAAATAAGTTAGTTTATGTTTATAAATAGATATTAATAACTAAAGAAAGAGCATTTGAAACATGGCACATTTTGCTGAATTGGATAAAAACAATACGGTATTAAGAATAATTGTTGTTCATAATAACGAACTACTTGATGAAAATGGTAACGAGCAAGAAGCACTCGGAATTGCCTTTTGTGAGAATTTGTTTGGAAGTAGATGGAAACAAACCTCATATAACTCTAATTTTCGTGTTCGTTATGCTGGACAAGGGTATACATATAATGAGCAATATGATGCTTTTATACCCCCAAAACCATATCCATCGTGGGTTTTAAATACCACAAGATTACATTATGAGGCACCAATACCTAGGCCATCAGATTCTAATGAGGATTCAATGAATCCTGATGAACGAGTATATTATGATTGGGACGAAGAACTTGGTAATTGGGTTCGAGTGTAATATATCCTATACTTACTTCTCAAAACCCCACTACGGTGGGGTTTTTTATTAGCGGTATAAGATTGACTAAATACATCAATAAAAGGAGAAAATCTTGGCTGCTTATGTAGAACTTACAATAGAACAAGGTGCGAATTTAGTTTCAACTGTTTCTGTCAATGACAATCAAGGTGATGCTGTAAATTTAACCACTTACTCCGCATCTTCTCAGTTACGCAAGTCTTATTATTCCTCATCTGCAAATACTATGTTGGCTACCATTACTGGTAATGCCAATGGTGAGATTACTCTTTCAATGACCGCAGCAAATACTGCTAATCTTACTTCAGGTCGGTATGTCTATGATTTAACTATTCGTAATTCCGTAGATAATTCTGTGACCCGTGTAGTAGAAGGCACAGCAGTTGTATTACCATCAGTTACGAGGTAAGAAATGGCAGATATCGGTAAGGTTGTAATATCGCAACCCAATAGAACAACAATAACATCACCCAATTATCGTCCTAAGCCTAATGTATCATTTGCTGAAATCAATGATGTATCGACGGAAGGTTTAGAAGATGGTTATACAATCATCTTTAGTGCTGCAAATAATAGATATGAAACTAAACCTATAGCGAACTTAACAGCATCGGTTACAAATATAGTTGGTGGATTTTTCTAAGAATTATAAATGGCTAATACACTCATCCAGATAAAACGTTCATTAGTAAATAATGTACCTAGTATATTAAATGTTGCTGAACCTGCATATTCGTATTCAAGTAATACACTGTATATTGGTGCGCCCGGTAGTAATGGTTCTATTGAGATTGGAGGTTACAAATATGTTATTCAATTAGGTGCTGCTTATAATCATGCGAATGCTGCATTCAATCAAGCAAATACTGGTGGCGGTGCAGATCAATTTGCACGTAACACCGCTAATGCTGCTTTTGCTGCTACCAACGGTGCGATAGCAGTTAATCTTACACAAAACAATTCAATTGCTGCTGCATTCACTCACGCAAATGCTGCATTCTTTGCTGCTAACAATGCGACTGATACCTATGTTCGCAACCATGCTAATGCCGCATTTGATACCGCCAACGGTGCGATAGCAGTTAATCTTACACAAAACAATTCAATTGCTGCTGCACATATTCGTGCCAACAACTCATTAGATGCAAACGTTGGTGGAATAGTCACAGGTAATGTAACAGTCACACAGAATCTTACTGTTACTGGAAACATATCTGTTAGTGGAAATTTATTTACATCTATTCCCGCAAATGGAAATACGTCAGCATATGCGACAAAGTATCTTGTAGAATATAATCCTGTTTCAAGAGAATTTTCATATTCTAGTACGCCTAATGCTTCTAATCCTTACATAACAGGATATAGTTCTGAGATTCATGTTAGTCCTGTTGCATTTAATGATAGTGGTAAAGGTACAATTGGTGATCCAGTAAAAACAATTGCCAGAGCAAAAGAATTATTGGCTCTTGCATTTGAAACTACTGCTGTTGGTCAAAGAAAAACAATCATTTTACATCCAGGTGATTATGCCGAAAATGTGACCATTGATACACAATTTACCGTATTAGCATCACATGAACTAGTAGGTAAATCTACAACGCTTTCTGGCACTTTAACTCTTGCAACAGGTTGTACCGTTGACGGTCTGAAGATGACCAATCTTGTTATTAGTGCCACAGCAGCAAACGGAACAGTAGATTTAATTGGTTGTACTGTAACTACAGCAGTAACAAAAACATCATCTGCATACACCGTTCTTAGGGGTTGCGATTTATCTTCTGCAACATTAAGTGTTACTGGTGCTGGTAACACAATTTTGATTGGAGGTAACTATGGTACTCTTACTGTAAATAATGTTTCTGCTGGAGTCTTGGCTAAAGCAGTAATTACGATGGGTCCAATCACTCTGACAGCAGGAACATTACAGATTGCTGATACGATTGTTTATTCGGCCACTAATTCATCTAATGCTATAACTCAAAGTGTTGGGTCAGTATTAACATTAAATAACAGTCAGATATTAATACCTGCTTTAACTAGTGTAGCAAGAGTAAATTTAGGTGGATTTTATTCCATTCTTCATTCTGTTTATGATAAACCAAATTCTACATTATCTGGCACATCATTAAATGCTATTTCATATAGTCAATATATTAATGCTGATAATGTAACACTATCATCTGGAGGAAGTTTAGTATTTCCAGATTCAACGATACAGATAACAGCGGCTGCGCCATACGCATATTCAAATGCTGCATATGCACAAGCAAACTCTGGATTCATCCAAGCAAATGCAGCGTTTATTCACGCAAACGCTGCATACCAATCACAGAATACAACAGGTCAGTATGCCAATGCCGCATTTGTTCGTGCTAATAACTCGTTAGATGCAAATAATGGCGGTACAATTTCTGGTAATGTTACTGTCGTTGGTAACTTAACATCTAATACAATAACAATAACAGGTTCTAATGGCAGCATCTCTGGTGCTAACGCCATTTTTGCTAACTATGTTTTTGCATCAAATGGTACAGTTGATTTATTCATCTATGCCAATAATGCATATACAACAGCAAATGCTGCCTTTGCTGCTGCTAATGCTTCTGCTGCTATTGATGTAACACAGAATAATAACATTACTGTATCACTTAACACCGCTAATGCTGCATTCTTACATGCCAATGCTGCATTCAATCAAGCAAATACTGGTGGCAGTAGTACAGATCAATTTGCACGTAACACCGCTAATGCTGCTTTCACTGCTGCAAACTCTGCTGGTGTATATGCTAATGCTTCATTCATACAAGCAAATGCCGCATACCAATCACAGAATACCACAGGTCAGTATGCCAACTCAGCATTTATTCATGCCAATGCTGCATACCAATCACAGAATACTACAGGTCAATATGCCAATGCTGCGTTTACTGTTTCTAATGGCGCATTTATTCATGCCAATAGTTCATATATTCATACAAATGCGGCGTTTGCAAATTCCAATTCATACATTACATACAATGAAGCAGTAAATGTAACGCAAAATAATTCTATTATTGCAGCATTTATTCATGCAAATGCCGCTTATTTGTCACAGAACACAACTGGACAATATGCGAATGCTGCATTTATTCATGCGAACTCATCGTTCAATTTTGCAAACGATGTTTCAATTGCAGCAAATACACCAAGTCATGTAGCAAACTCTGCTGCGATATATGCGAATGGTGCTTTTGCTGCTGCTAACGCTTCTGCTGCTATTGATGTAACACAAAATAATTCCATTACTGCTGCATTTATTCATGCAAACGCCGCATTCAATCAAGCAAATACTGGTGGCGGTGGTGCAGATCAATTTGCACGTAACACCGCCAATGCTGCGTTTATACAAGCAAATACACCAAGTCATGTTGCTAACTCCGCAGCAATTTATGCCAATGGTGCCTTTGCTGCTGCAAACTCTGCTGGTGTATATGCCAATGCTGCATTTATTCATGCAAACGCCGCATTCAATCAAGCAAATACTGGTGGCGGTGGTGCGGATCAATTTGCACGTAACACCGCTAATGCAGCCTTTATTCATGCGAATGCAGCATTCGATCAAGCAAATACTGGTGGCGGTGGTGCAGATCAATTTGCACGTAACACCGCCAATGCTGCGTTTACACGTGCAAACACATCAGAAATCGTTTTTGTTATAGATGGTGGCGGTTCGACCATATCTACAGGACTTCGTGGTTCACTTGAAGTACCATTTAATTGCAATGTGGTCTCTTGGACTATTTTGACCGATCAAAATGGTACTATAGTAATGAATGTATTTAATGAAACGTATAGTACATGGGGTTCAACATTACCAAGACCGGCAGGAGCAGAACTTGTCCTTGATGTTCCTGTTTCTATAACTTCTTCAGCATCAAAAAATAACTACACATTATCACCACAAGCATCAATAGCAGCATCAAATGTGTTATCATATAATGTTTTTTCTATTTCTACAATTACAAGAGCGTCAGTATGCCTGAGAGTAATAAAAACATAATTAATGTTGGTCCAAAATATATCTTCTCATATGCAAATATGACATTTAATTTATATCATGCTAACACTGGAGAGGGTTTACTAAAACATTCACATACTGTTTCACATTTAACAGTTACCACTTCTGGTAAAACTGTAACAAGAAAAGAAAACATCTATAAAGAAATGAACAAGGATCATCCACCAATTATACTTAAAGAAGATGAGTGGCATGAAATAGAATCTCTTGAAGATGGTACAGTTTTTATTAATATATTTGAAAGGAAATAATTATGCCTAGTTATGCTATTTTTGACGAAAATAATACATTTCAAAACAATATTATATGTGATGAAAATGATCAATTGCCTGAAGGTTGGAGAAAAGAATTAATCCCTGAAGGACATGTTTGGTATATGAATAGATTTGTGACATATGAAGAACTACAGTCTCTACTTCCAAAAAATATTATTCCAGAAACAATATAAAATATGCCAGCAATCACAGCAAATGTAGTTTTTAAAACATCCATCACCAGTGGTTGGATTGTTCCCGAAGATTGCACTTCCGTTAAAATAGAATGTTTGAGTGGGACAGGATTTAATTTTCCCAATTATGGTTCAGCATATTCCAGAACAAACAATGTTTCTGTAATACCAGGATCAAGATTATATATTGCGGTCGGTGCCGCAGGCGGTGACACATGGGTAAATAAAATATCATTTACAGAACCTACAACTTTAGCCAATGGATGTCTAGCAGTAACCTATTCATCAGGAGTAGGCCCATGCGACCCTTGCGCTATACCAACAAACGAAAATGATGGTATAGGAGATGTTAAATGGAATGGCGGAGAGAGTGGGACTCCAACATTTGGAGCTGGTGTATATCTAGGCGGTTGTGGTGGTTCTGCTGGTCCAGCTGGTCGAGGTGGTAATGGTGGTAATTCTCCAGGATCATCTGCCGGTGCAGGTGGTGCTGCAAATGGTGGAGGAAATGCAAGTGGAACAACAGCAGGAGTAAAAAGAGTAGGAGCCACTGGAGGGGATGGTGGTGCAGTTGGTAGTAAAGGAACAGTAGAAAATATTTGGACTGACATCACTGAAACTTCTTATGGTTTATCTGGTGGTTCTGGTTCAGGTCCAGGTCTTTCGTCTTATGGTCCCGCAGCAGATCCATATGGTGGTGGAGGAAGTTCTTTTGGTAGTCAAGGTTTAGTTATAATCACATACACCAGAAGAAAACCAACAAGCGCAAATACCGTAACCCGTGTCATTAAAGGTCCAGTTACATCAGAACAATATTTAATTCTTCCAGCAGGAACTACTAGGGTAACAATTGATGCTGTTGGTGGAGGAAGTGCAGGATTTACTGCATTAAGTCCTGGTACCTCTACATCAAGATTTCATGGTGGTGGTGGAGGAAGTTACGCTAACACAGTAAACACAACAATTTTTCCTACTGGTTCGTTTATCACTTATGCTGTAGCAAATTCTCCAAGTCATAATATTGGTGGTACAAATACTTATGCCACAATTGGATACACGGGAGAACCAACATCTCCAGCAAGTATCAATTTTTCTGTTACTGCAAAAACTGCTTTTGGAAGATTTTCAGTAAAAACATCTATCGGACAAAGAGTTGCTAATGGCGGTGATGGTGGATTAGGATATAGTGGCTCAAATTCTGCAACAGTAAGAAGAGGCGGTGGTGGCGGTGGTGCTGCATTCGGGTTTGATGGTGGTTCTGGAGGAGGTACCTTCAACCCAACAACAACACCAAGTTTTGCTGGCGGTGGTGGTGGAGGTGCAGCGACTGGAGCATCACCAGGAACCGCAGGATCAGCGGGCGGTACAACTGCTTCTCCTGGTGCTACAGGTGGTGCTGGTGGTAATGCTGGAACAGGTGGTGGTCCTGGCGGTGCTGGTGGTACATCTGGAGCCGCAGCAGGAAACGGAACTAATGGCGGTGGCGGTGGTGGCGCATTCACTGGCCAACCTGCTGCCCAGCGGGCAGGCGATGGCGCAATGTATAATGTCGCTGCTTGGTATATTGATACTTATGATGGTATTGTTGGTCCAGTTGGTCCTGGTGGTGGTGGCGGTGGAGCAAACAATACTGGAACTGGAGGAATAAGTTTAGGATATGGTGGAGGCGGTGGCGGTGGTAGAAATCCAGGAACCGGAACATTTTCTTTAGGAAATACTGGAGTATTAATTATTACATATACCTTCGATCCAAACGCAGCACAAGTGGCTGCACCATACACATTTGGCTATATCATTGACTAAACATAAATAAACTTATGTCTAACGAATTCAAAAAACAATGTGACGCTGGATATTATTGGTGCAACACTGATAAAGTCTGCAAACCACTACAAGAAGGTAAAATGGCAGACGATGCTTTTTTATTTAGAGGAATGTAAAAAATAACAAATGGCAAAAATAACAACAAGATCACAATTCAAAACATACTGCCTACGTAAGTTAGGTTTTCCTGTTATTGAAATTAATGTTGATGATGATCAGGTAAATGATCGTATTGATGAAGCACTCTCTTTTTGGGGTGACTATCATTACGATGGTACAGAAAAATTGTTTATGAAACATGCTATCACTGCTGAAGATATTGATCGACAGTGGATTTATGCTCCTGATGCGATACAGTTTGTTACTGGTGTTATGCCATTTGATTTGTCTAACGCATCAATCAATATGTTCGATTTGCGTTACCAATTACGTCTGCATGATCTCTATGACTTCACATCGGTATCGTATGTGTCATATGAAATTACCATGCAACACTTACGTACATTGAATCTATTGTTCTCTGGTACTCCACAGTTTCGGTTCAATAGACACCAGAATAAAGTATTCTTAGACATTGATTGGACAAGAGACGTTCAGCCAGGTAACTATGTTATCATTGAATGCTATCGTACATTGGAACCAGAAACAATTACACTGACAGGTACTTTATCGTGTGCTCCGGGTTCTAATACAGTTACCGGTGTAGGCACAAAATTTGATCAAGAACTTGTTGATTTTGATTTTATTACAATCGGTACTGAACAAAAACAAGTAAGAAAAATTTCAAGCCCTACGTCTTTAGAGTTGGAAGGTAATCCAGCACAGACTTATACAAATGTAACTGCGGTAATTGAAGGTGTAACGGATGTTTGGAATGATAGGTTTCTAAAGAAGTATGCCTGTGCATTGATCAAACGTCAGTGGGGTTCTAACCTCAAAAAGTTTTCTGGTATTCAAATGCCAGGTGGTGTCACATTAGATGGCCAAGTAATTTATGATGAAGCAGTAGCAGAGATTGAAAAGATGGAAGAAGAAATCTACATGATGGGTTCATTGCCATCTGAAATTTTTACTGGATAATTGTGGCTACCAACTTCTATTTTAATAACTTTCCTGCAAATCAGATAACCTCTGAGCAACTGCTCGTTGAAGATTTGGTTATTGAGGCCTTGAAAATTTATGGTATGGATGTTTATTATCTACCACGTACAACCCGTGATGAAGTAGATTATTTATTTGGCGAAGATACTCTCAAAGAATACCGCACTGCTCATCCAATTGAAATGTACCTTGAAAATACCACAGCAATGGATGGTGAGGGTGATTTCATATCTAAATTTGGTTTAGAAATTCGTGATGAAGTAACAATGCTTGTTTCTCGACTACGATTCCGTTACACAGTAAATGGTTATACTCGTCCACGTGAGGGCGATTTAATTTATGTTCCTATGATGACTTCATTCTTTGAAATCACTAATGTTGAAAGTGAAAATAATCAAGCAATGTTTTACACATTAGGTCGTGGTCGTGGTGGTAATGTGTATGTGTATGCATTGCAAATGAAACAGTTTGTGTTCTCCAGTGAAATTATTAATACTGGTGTAAAAGAAATCGATGTTGTCATACGAGATTACTATCCAAAAACAAGACTCTCACTTTCTGCTGGTGGCACTGGTAAATTCGTAAATGAAGAAATAGTATATCAAGGTGCCAACTTAGCATTTGCAACAGCACAAGCATTAGTTTATGACTATTTGCCAGGCCAGTATGTTGATGTTTATCGTATTCAAGGCAATTTTGCATCGGGTATAGTTAAGGGTAATACAAGTAGCGCAAACTGGACAATCAGTGTTGTTTCCGATGCCGCTACCATGAATAATGTGTTTGAGGACATATTTGACAATGCTCGTATTGAAGCAAGTTCGGATGGCATCATTGACTTTACGGAACAAAATCCGTTTGGAGAACCGTAATGTTAGGTAATGCTCAGTTCTATCATCGCACCATTCGTAAGATGGTTATTGTATTTGGTACACTCTTTAACGATTTAGAGATTGTTCGATACACACAAGCAGGTGTTCCAAAAGAAAAATGGAAAGTACCACTTTCATATTCGCCTAAAGAAAGATTTCTAACGGCAATTACTTCTGATCCAAATTTAATCAAATCAATCAACACAATTGTTCCACGTATGTCGTTCAATCTGGACAGTCTGGAATATGATGTTAATCGTAAACAAGTATCCACTCTGATGAATTTTTCTGAGAGTAGTGTCAATAATTCATTAAGCACACAGTTTCTTCCTGTACCATATAACTTTCAGTTTTCATTATCGATTTATGTCCGCAATACAGAAGATGGCACACAGATTCTTGAACAGATTCTACCATTCTTTACGCCCGACTTTAATGTTACAGTAGACTTTATCCCTGAGATGGATCAAAAATATAATGTACCTATCATACTCGATTCAGTATCTTCAACTGTAGAGTATGAGGGTGGAATGTCTGAAGGTTCTACACGATTAATTTTGTGGGACTTAACGTTCACTGCCAAAGGTTTCATATGGCCTCCAGTCGAAACAAGTAAGTATATCAAGACTGCAAATACTAATTCGTTTATTGATCTGACTACCAAAGACATTCAAAAGGTCTATGTTGACTATGCAAATGGTAATGGTGTGTTTGCACAAGGTGAAACTCTTCGATCTAATAATACTTTGTTTGGCACAGTCGATTACTTCAGTAATTCCTCAAGCGGCATATTAATTGTTACTGGTGCTAATGAGATTATTAAAGTTGGTGATAAACTTACTGGCGATTATACTGGTGCATCATTTAATGTTGTTGTGACTGATGTCAACTCACTTAATGTTGTGCAAATAAAAACTACAACCAATCCAGGAACTGCTATTCTTGGTGACGAATTTGGATTCATCGAAACAATAAAAGAATATCCTAACACATTATGAAAAAATTAAATGCAAATCTGTCGGAGATATTTGATGTTGAACCTATTAAAGAATCCCCACAAGTAGAAACTTTACCTGCAGTGGTAGAGTATGCTGATCCAGTAAATGCTGATGCAGACTTTGCACGAAACAATATTCGTGAACTGGTAACTCAAGGCAATCAAGCGGTAAACGAATTGATGCTCATAGCAAGAGATGGTCAACACCCGAGAGCATTTGAAGTCTTATCTGGTCTAATGAAGAACTTGGCAGACATGAACAAAGACTTGCTTGAGATACAGAAACGCAAAAAAGATTTAGCACCAAAAGCGGAAACACAAAATAACCTGAACATAGATAAAGCAGTGTTCGTCGGATCTACCGCAGAATTGGTAAAAATGCTTAAAACTCAAAAACAGGAAACATAATGGAAACACTTATCAATCAACTCAAAACAATTTTAGGCACAAATTTTGCTTTGTATTTAAAAGCACATGGTTATCATTGGAACGTTGAAGGTCCAAACTTTCCACAATACCATGATTTCTTAAATAATCTTTATACTTCTTTATTTGCACAGATAGACCCTATTGCAGAACACCTTCGTGCATTGAATTCGTATGCACCAGGTTCACTTGCTCGAATGCTTGAACTTGCCGACATTCAAGAAGCAACAAATATACCCGATGGTATTGCAATGATGCGTGATCTTGCTGCCGACAATGATCGTTTCATAATGCATCTTCGTGCTGGTATAGTTGCCGCTGATGGTGCTAACGAACCTGCTGTAGGTAATTTCTTGCAAGACATTTTGGATGCACATCAAAAACATGGATGGATGTTGAGAAGCATCATTAAGTAAATTATGGATGACGGATACCTTGGTAATGCTAGGCTCAAAAGAACGGGCACTGAACTATCCTATACTGAAGAACAAGTATTAGAAACCGCAAGGTGTGCAGATGATCCTGTATACTTTATCAAAAAATATGTAAAGATTGTCAACGTTGACCGTGGTCTTATTCCATTTGACATGTGGGATTTTCAAGAGGACATGGTACGTACCTTTCATGAGAATCGATTCACCATTGCAAAGATGCCTCGACAGGTTGGTAAGACAACTACCACCGTCGGGTATATGCTTTGGGCGGCAATCTTCAATGAAGAATATACAATCGGTATTCTTGCCAACAAAGGTCAACTAGCAAGAGACATTCTAGGTCGTATTCAAAAAGCATATGAATATCTTCCTGCTTGGTTGCAGCAAGGTATTATGACATGGAACAAAGGTTCTCTAGAGTTAGAGAATGGTTCTAAGATATTTGCCTATGCCACATCAGCAGCAGGTGTTCGTGGTGGTACATATAACTTAATCTTCCTTGATGAGTTTGCGTTCGTTCCACACAACATGGCAGTTGAGTTCTTCACCTCAACGTATCCTGTTATCTCATCTGGTCAAACATCTAAAGTAATTATTGTTTCAACTCCTAACGGACTGAATCTATTCTACAAGATGTGGACAGATGCAATTGAAAAGCGTTCCACATATAAGACAGTTGAAGTTCACTGGTCACAAGTTCCTGGTCGTGATGCCAAATGGAAAGAAGAAACGATACGGAACACTTCTGAAGAACAGTTCCGACAAGAATTTGAAACAGAGTTCATTGGTTCATCAGCAACTCTTATTTCAGGTGTCAAGTTAAGATCATTGGCATTCCATGATCCAATTGCAATGGAAGAAGATTTCAACATCTATGAACAACCTATACCTGGGCATTTATATATTGCCACAGTAGACTGTTCAGAAGGTGTGAACTTAGACTATTCTACCATTAATGTACTTGATGCCACACAGGCACCATATAAACAAGTAGCACGATACCGTAATAATAAATTACCACTATTGTTTTTTCCGACAGTCATTTATTCGATTGCCAAACGATACAATGAAGCATTTGTACTGGTAGAAACAAACAATATTGGTCAGCAGGTTGTAGATATCCTACACTATGACTTAGAGTATGAAAACATCTACAAGACAGAACAGCATCACATCAAAGGTCAGTCTATCTCTTCAGGATTTAAAAGATCAACTGCGTTTGGTATCAAGACTACCAAGTCAGTCAAGAAGATTGGTTGTGCCAACTTAAAGACTCTGGTTGAGAATGATAAATTGATTATCAATGACTTCGACACGATTAATGAGATGAATACCTTTGTCAGAGTAAGGGATTCATATGCTGCGGAAGAAGGTAGTAACGATGATATCGTAATGGGATTGGTATTATTTTCTTGGTTGACGGCACAGTCGTCCTTCAAAGATTCTACCAATATTGACATCCGCAAAATGATGTTGGATGAACAAAACATGTTGATTGATGAGACGATGACCCCGTTTGGGTTCATAGAAAACGGTCTCCAAGAAGAAGTTGAAGATGATGGTGAGGATCGTTGGCACTTTGCTGATAAGCGCGGTTACCCAATGTCAAGATTATAAAAAACTAAATACAGTATCAAAGACAATTGACCCAACAATTAAAGGAGAAATCCAATGGCATTTCAATTATCAGCGGGTGTACTTGTATCAGAAATCGATCTGACTACAGTTATACCTTCCGTTGCTACTTCTACAGGAGCACTTGTAGGACCTTTTGCTTGGGGACCATGCAGTGAAGTTATTACCATTTCTGACGAAACTCGTTTAGTCAGCACATTCGGTAAACCGAATAACGATAATTATGAATATTGGTTCTCAGCAGCAAATTTTCTGGCATACGGAAACAATTTAAAAGTAGTTCGCGGTGTAGATACCGCAGCAGCAACACGTTCAAACAATGCAACAGCAAACGGAACGACAGTTCTAATTAGAAATCTTGATGACTGGACAGCAAATCAACAAGGCAATGCTGATGGTTCTTTTGGTGGCTGGGCAGCACGTTTTCCTGGCGTATTAGGTAACTCATTACAAGTCTCTATTGCTGACGGTGGTTCGTATGCTGGATGGGCATACCGTACTCAATTTACTGCAACTCCAAACACATCAACATATGTTGCCAGCAAAGGTAACAGCAATGCGAATGATGAAGTTCATATCATAGTTGTTGATGAAGATGGTTTAATTTCTGGTCAAGCAGGTACCGTTCTAGAAAAATACGCTTTTGTTTCCAAAGCATCCGATGCAAAAGATGATTCTGGTAACTCAAACTATTACAAGAATGTAATTGCTGCTCAGTCACAATGGATTCATTGGGTAGCACACCCCGCCACTGCAAACTTAGGTTCAGGTACTGCATGGGGTTCAACAGCAAACAATTCTGCATTCAAAACATTGACTGCAAATGTAACGGCATCTCTTGCTAATGGTGCTGATGGTTTAGTTAGCACATCACAAATCACTTCTGGTTGGGATTTGTTTAAGAATGCTGAAGCAGTTGACATTTCTCTGGCAGTTACAGGTACAGGTAACTCAACAATTGCTACCTATGTTATCAGCAACATTGCAGAGACCCGTAAAGATTGTGTGGCATTTATTTCGCCAACTAAAGCAAGTGTTGTAAACAATCCAGGTGGTGAAGCAGCAGCAGCAGTTACTTTCCGTAATGCTTTGACTTCTTCTTCGTATGCTGTAATCGATTGTGGTTACAAATACCAGTACGACAAATATGCTGATCTCTATCGTTGGATTCCTCTGAACGGTGACATTGCAGGCTTGTGTGTTCGTACAGATACCGAACGTGATGCTTGGTTCTCACCAGGTGGTTTGAATCGTGGCGTAATTAAAAATGTAGTTAAACTTGCTTGGAACCCAACTAAGACTGAGCGTGATACATTGTATTCTGCAGGTATCAATCCAGTTGTTTCGTTCCCAGGCGAAGGTACAGTTCTGTTTGGTGACAAAACAATGTTGGCCAAACCAAGTGCATTTGATCGTATCAATGTTCGCCGTCTGTTCATTGTACTTGAAAAAGCAATTGCCCGTGCAGCACGTTTCTCATTGTTTGAATTCAATGACCAATTTACCCGTGCTCAATTCGTAGCAATTGTAGAGCCTTTCCTCCGTGATGTTCAAGGTCGCCGCGGTATCACTGACTTCCGTGTTGTTTGTGATGATACAAATAACACAGCACAAGTTATTGATTCAAACCAATTTATTGGTGACATTTATATCAAACCCGCACGATCAATCAACTTCATTCAGTTGAACTTTGTCGCCGTTCGTTCAGGCGTATCGTTCAATGAAGTTGTAGGTTCGTTCTAAATAGAGAGAGACAGGAGAAAATAAATGGCATTTAATGTAAATCAATTCCGTTCACAGTTGCAAGGTGACGGTGCTCGCCCAAATCTATTTGAGGTAAGTATGCCATTTCCTGGATTCTCACTACCAGGAAATGCACAAACTAAATTAACGTTCATGTGTAAGACAGCACAACTCCCAGGCGCAAGCTTGGGTGTTGCTCCACTACAATACTTTGGCCGTGAATTGAAATTTGTGGGCAATCGTCAATTTGCTGATTGGACAATCACAATTATCAATGATGAAGATTTTGTTGTACGCAATGCATTCGAACGTTGGATGAATGGTATCAATAGCCACAATCTAAACGTTCGTAATCCTCTTGCTGGCACACCACTAGGTTATTCAGTGGATGGTGATGTTAAGCAATACGGTAAAAAAGGTGATACAATCAAGCAGTATAAATTTGTTGGTTTGTTCCCAACAGATTTGACTCCAATCGATGTTGATTGGGGTTCAAATGATGCTATTGAAGAATTTTCTGTTACTATGTCCTACCAGTGGTGGGAATCAGTAGCAGATGGCGTGATCTAAGAGTAAGGGATTCTCCTTACTTTTATCTATAGGATGAAAGATTAATGGCAATTAAATTATTCGGCTTTACGTTAGGCTCAAAAGATGTCGTTCAGGCAGAAAAACCTGAACAGGCATCTTTTGCTTTACCTTCTGCCTCAATTGATGATGGTGCAGTTACCGTTACACAGAATGCTTATTATGGAACCTATGTTGACTTAGAAGGTTCGGTGCGTAATGAGATTGAACTTATCACACGTTATCGTGAGATGTCCAATCATCCAGAATTGGATATGGCAATTGATGAGATTGTTAATGAAGCAATCTCTCATGATGAAGCAGGTAAAGTTTGTGATATCGTAATGGATAATCTCAAGCAACCTGAATCAATTAAAAAGAAAATTAATGAAGAGTTTCAAAACGTCTTAAAGATGTTGAACTTTTCTAATCTTGCGGATGATTTATTTAAACGTTGGTACATTGATGGACGATTGTTCTATCATGTTATAGTCAACGATAAGAATCCAAAAGAAGGTATACAAGAACTAAGATACATTGATCCACGTAAGATTCGTAAAGTCCGTGAGATCAAAAAAGATCGTGATCCTAAAACAGGCGCAATGATTGTTGTATCTACCGCAGAGTATTATGTCTTTAATGATAAAGGCCAGACTACTCAAACATTCACATCGAATGTAGGTCAAGGCATTCGTATTGCACCAGATTCAATCATCAATGTGAACTCTGGTTTGATGGATGCAAAGAATACATTTGTTATTTCATATCTACATAAAGCAATCAAACCACTCAATCAACTTAGAATGATTGAAGATGCGATTGTTATCTACCGTATTAGTCGTGCTCCTGAGCGCCGTATATTCTACATTGACGTTGGTAACTTACCACGCGGTAAAGCAGAACAGTATCTCCGTGATGTTATGGTTAAGTATCGTAACAAGATGGTGTATGATGCTAACACTGGTGAACTCCGTGATGAACGTAAACACATGTCAATGCTTGAAGATTTCTGGTTGCCACGCCGTGAAGGTGGTAAGGGTACAGAGATTACTACATTGCCAGCGGGCCAAAACTTAGGCGAATTGGAAGATGTTAAATACTTCAAGAAGAAATTATTACAGTGCTTAAATGTACCATACTCACGCCTTGAAGATAATGGTGGTGGTTTTGCAGGTATAGGTCGTTCACAAGAAGTTACCCGTGACGAATTAAAGTTTGCCAAGTTTGTTTCCAGACTTCGCAATAAGTTCACACAGTTGTTTGATCATGCTTTGCGTATTCAGTTGGTACTCAAAGGTATTTGTACATTGGAAGAGTATGAAGATTTCAAAGAAGATATCTACTACGACTTCCAAAAAGACAATAACTTTACCGAACTTCGTGGTGCAGAGTTATTGCAGAACCGTTTACAGATGTTACAGTTGGTTGATCCGTATATTGGTAGATACTTCTCAAATCAATATATTAAGAATAAGATTCTGATGATGACTGATGAAGAAATTGAAAAGATGGACGAACAACTTGCGGAAGAAAAAGATTCGTTACCTGATGATATGCAGGGTTCGATAATGAATCCTCCACAAGGTGGTGAGGATCCTAGTGAGTTCCCACCAGAAGATAACACCACAGAGAATACCGAAGAAGAGGAGTCATTGACACCTGATCTCGACAAAGAGGTAGACAAGTCTGTGGTGAGTATAAATACTAAACGCAAATAGGAGTTCAAATGAACATTCAAGATATCATCAACAATATCGCAGCAGGAGAAAATCTTGTTGCAAGAGAAGGATTAGAAAATGCCTTATCAGCGAAAGCGTTCGATGCGTTGCAAGATCGCAAACAAGAAATCGCTTCTGCTCTATATGCTGGGCCAGAGCAAGAGTCTGAAGAAGATACAGATTACGAAGAAGATGAAGAA